TGCACCGGTATTACGAAACGTTACTGCATATTAGCATTGAGAAATTATACCAGGTGGCGATTTATATTGACACGATTGTTGCAGCAGTATTTTGAAATGTTATTTGAATATTAGCATTGAGAAATTATAATAGGCGGCGATTTATAATGCGATGATTTTTGCAGCGGCGTTTTAAACATTTACCTGCATATTAGCATTGATAAATTATAATAGGTGGCAATTTATATTGAGACGATCTTTGCAGCGGTATTTCGACCCGTTAATAGATTATTAGCATTGAGAAATTATAATAGGTGGCGATTTATAATGCGATGATTTTTGCAGCATTATTTCGAAACGTTACTGCATGTTAGCATTGCGATATTAAATTGTCCAATTTTTAATTCTGCAACCCATTAATGGTGTAATATTATTCACACAATTAATCCGTTGGTTATTGTCAGGTTCTCCATTCTCTCCAAATCAAACCGGAAAGGGATTTTATTGGAAATATGAAAGTATTAATTCGAGTGTTATAGAGCCAGGAGGTCAAGATGAAATTTATAAACAGATTATATCAAAAAGAAATAGAAAAGTCATACAATTTGATATTAATGGAAATAGGTTAAATTCGTTTGATAGTTGTAGAGAAGCAGCCAGATATATCGGAGCTGCTTCTGCATCTTCAAATATAAACAGGTGTTGTAATGGAAAAAGTAAAACATCAATGGGATTTGTTTGGAAATATGAACCTATTGTAAAATAATGCATACATAATAAGTATTTCAATTATTATGCAACTAAAAAGTGCGCGGTATGTGATTTGAACACATGCGTTGTAAAACAGTGGGTATTTTATGATTCCAACAGAATCTCTTAAGTCCACCTCCTTAGACCACTCGGACAACCGCGCTTTTTTTGAACATAGTTTAACGACGTATTCGGGTCGTAGATGCTCGAGAGCGGGGTTGAACCGCTGACCCTAGGCTCTCTTCGAAAATTTCATAAGACCTATGCTCTAACCACTGAGCTACACGAGCAAAAAGACATTAAGGCCGTCTTGGAAATCCAGGTGAGCTTATTTACAGTTATTTACACCATGTACACATACTATATATGCATCGTCTTTTTATATCGTTATTGCAAATGAATTATAATCAATAGCCAAAATGTCGAGTAGCGTATATATTTTGATAGATGATAAATTTATTACAAATGTTAGTAGTTTACGCCGAAAGCAAATAAATTAATAACATGTTATTCATACGTTAACAAATAACCGAAATATCTATATTATGAACAATCTTTAATAATATTCATATAAAATATTGCATTATAATTTTTGATATCAGTATTTCATATTAAGCATTACTTGCATATATCCAGCCAGTTATTATATATTTATCATGGGAGATTGGACGAAGTCCGCAGTGTGGATATGTCCATGATGCTGGAAATATTACTAACCGTCCTGATACTGGCTTGACTTTATACTCGCCCCAGAATTCGGTTTCTCCGCCTTCGTCAACTGTATTCAAATAAAAAATAAACGTCAATATTCTATAATATTCAGGATTGTTATCACATATTGAAAAATCATTATGGTATCTTTGATAATGACCTTCATTTGCTTTATATTTTTGAATTTGATAACCGCTATCAAAACATCTAGTTAGTTTTATAACTGGTATTTTCATATTGATTTCGGTTATATATTCAGTAATGGTTGGTGATAAAACCATATTAATTAAGTTATCTATACCATGCCAATAAGAATCAACATTAATTACATTTGGAATTTTATAGTCCAACGTATTTTTAATATTGGTATCTATTAATCGATTTCCGTGCTTACCTGGCGTTTTAATAGTATCAGGGTGTTCAAATAAATGTATTAACTGTTTGCAAAATGTATCAGTTAATTTAGAATCATAAATTTTTATTAATGAGCGCAGTTCCATTATATAATTATACCTTTGAATAACAATACATGTATATTCTTAAATTATTTACAAAAGTAAAGAATTATTTCTAGAAATATAATATAGATTGTTATTAAATGTCAGTTTCAACGTTAAATAATACAGGGGTTTTGTTAAACAATAGCCTCTACGTTGATATGCCAGTTGGGATTATAATAATTTGGCTATCCACTTCTTTGCCAACAGATAATACATATTTATGGTGTGATGGTTCAATATACAGTCCAACTGATTATCCTGATTTATATACCGTATTGGAAAATTCATATGGTGGCACAACAACTCAACCTAGACTACCAAATTTACTTAATAGAGCACCAATAGGAGGTATTGTAAAAGGTAATATAATAGATATTTCACTAGGTTCGACCGAGCCAACCGCTGTGTATAATACAACATTTTTAAAAACCGGCGGTAATAGTGAATTAGATCCATCGCAATTCATTCATAAACATAATGTTTCTGGCGGTCCATTTATTAGTGATGTCACATCAACTAAGAACACAGACAATGATAGCGGTGGATCAAATCAAAATTATTATAATAATCAATCATTTAATAACGGTCTAACATTTGGCGAAACATCTAGCTCAACCCATTATCCGCCACACAATAAAGTGAACTACATAATTTTTGCAGGAAAAAAAACAAATGCTATCTCAAGCAAATATTAATTACCATAAACATATATTTATAATTATATACGGATATCGAAGAGGTTCGACTATTATATTTTCATAATTGAGCTTTCACAGCTTCAAGTAAAATTATAAAGATGAAAAAATAAGACTATCGTAGTCGAAATTCATACTTTTTATATTACATTTTTATATTTTATCCCTATATACCATTGAATATACATCAATGCCGGTGTAAATATGTGAAGATGTAATATAGTAAATTATGCTAACATCGACCCATATTTCATACTCATCCGGAATGATACAAACATGTAAATATCCTCGTGTTGGAATGGTATTTGCATGGGCAGGAACTAATATTCCAGATGGTTCATTTTGGTGCGATGGTTCTTATAAAAATAAATTAGATTATCCGGTTTTATTTAGTATAATTGGAGACCGATATAACGATGCAAATACACCGGCTAATTCTTTTAAATTACCTGACTTTAGAAATAAGTTTTTATTTGGAGAAAATGCAACTAATACTGCGCTGTCCGCAACGATAACTGGCAACTGGCAAATACAGGAATTTAAACATCAACATACAGTTGATGTGAATGCATTAAGCGCAATAAATACTGCCAGAGGCTATATGGAAAGCGGCAGCGAGGGGGCTGCATATTTTTTCGGTAACGATACTAGGACTCTAACAATTGGTGCAAATACGACTGATACTAAAGTCGATTTTATTCCACCTTATACAATTATTAGCTATATAATTTATCACGATTAATATATATTTTTGAATAATGTCATCAATTAATTTAAAAAATGATAGAATAATATTTAACACAGCTGAATATGCAAATTCAACAACACAATCGTCAATCTTTCCTTCGATTGGAATAATATTGTTATGGGGGGGTAAAAATATTAACCAATTAACGTCTAATTTTTTGCCATGTGATGGGAGATTATTATCAACGACTGCATATCCTTTATTATTTAATATAATTGGTTATACGTATGGCGGGAGTGGTTTAACTTTTAATATTCCTAATATGCAAGCGAAGTTTGCGGTTGGTTCAAATAAACGTGATATTAAGGAATTGTCAACTACAACGTTAATTTCATTGGTTTCGGGTGGGACTACACAAATAATTAATTCTCATTTTCCTCATAATCATGCGGGGTCAATTACTATTCCAATAATTGCCTACACCGGCCAGACAGGAGTCGAAGTACAAACCAACGTACACACACGCACTGAAGGTTTTGCTACAACAAGCGGTCCTTGGACATCTACAAACCCAGTCGGTACTAGTAACGAGACAAGTCGCGATTATTATCCACCATACTGTATAATCACGTATATTATAAAAGTGCAATAGTAACTCCACTATGGTATTGAATATTACGAATGAATATAAATAACATATTATTGAATCGAAAATAAAATTTCTATTTAGAATTAGTCAATAGTTCTTACGGTCAATTATATTAAATTTATGATTTATAATTATTTTATGCGAACTAAATGTTCAAGTATGTATATTGTTCATTTCTATATTTATCTCTTAAAATATTCTGCGTAACCGTTCTTTACAGTCAATCTCAGGTTGATTCTGTTGGGCAACAACTGCGCACCAACAATGATATTTACGCAAATACCCATTATTTTCATGTATTTACACGAAAATAATAATAGATCGTTTATTGCCAGGTTCTCCAATTCATCAAAAAACTTCCATAAAAAGAATCCAGCAAACTATTCATGCAGGTTTTTTGTCCAG